ATAGATGGTTTGTATAAAGTAACTGGTAACTTTGCTGCAGGTTTTACTAGACCAGTAGACGTGGTTAACAAAGCTGTTGGTATGGCGCTGGGTAATGACACAGCTAAAGATGTGCGTCAGGCAGAAGGTATCAATGCATTCTCACAAACTGCCACCAAATATGTTGACAATATAATAGAAGCATTGTTTGGTAAGATAGATAGTATAACAGGTGAAGAATTAGAAGTAGCTACCAGAGAGGGAGAGATATACGATCCTAATCCTTTTGCACGTATGTTTGGTTTAACAATAAAACCGGGCAGAACAGCTACAGAAAAAGTATATTCTATGGCTGACATGGCTGATTGGAAAGCTAGTGAGAGAACAAACATACCTGCCTATGACAAGATCTTTAATGGTATGTTAGCTCCTATGCTTGAGACTTACACACAAGAACTACTAGATAATCCTAGATTTAAAGAAGCAAGCATAAAGCAGAAACGAGGTATGTTAAAGAAAAGAATGTCTGACGTTAAGGCCAGAGTACGAGAGGCTATGGAGGGAGGTTACGCTGGATATGACGCACGTGTATTAAACAACGCAGTAAAAGCCACTCGAAAGTTTAACAAAGAAACTAGAAGAGAAGCTTTGAAGATGTTGAAGCGTGACTATGGCATCACTGGACAGCTAGAAGATCTTAACTTCAGAGAACTAGAATTGTTTATGCGCTACGCAGAGTTCATCAAAGAAGCAGAGGATGCAGTAGGTCGAATATAATTAGACTTCTCTAAGTACTCTACTGCTTTCTTTACACCCTCTAAGTTATCACCAAGTTTACCTATACCGTGGTTACACTGTTCACATAACCAACCTCTGAACCTTAGTGTATCATGGCAATGGTCTACGACTAGGCTCTTCTCTGAGCTTTGACCACAGCATTCACATGCCTTTGGTTTCGTATGTCCATATACTTTCTTTAGCTCTGCTACTAATTTCATTTGTTTTTTTCTACAACCCTTACACCTAGTATCATAACCTGACTTATTAGTTTTGGTTTTGTGAAATAAGTGTAAGGGTTTTTCTTTTTGGCAAGTCTTGCATGTTTGTAACTCATCCCCTTCGAGTATATTATACTGTTCCTCAAGAACAAACAAGTCTAGTTGCATCACACCTCCTGTGGTATCTGTGTACACCATACCCAATATACAGCATCTTGCATGTAGTCGGGTCTAGTAGCCTCTAATGTTTTTCTACGTGCCTGTACTGCCTCTTGGCATTTGTCCAGTTCAAAGTAAATCTTTTGATCACTTAACACTGAGGGCTGTCCGTTAAATATAAAAGTTGCTACTAAGACCCACATCATATTCTATTCCTTTGCTTCGTAATACTGATCAACTTTTTCGTTGACCCAAGGTTCAAGATACTTCTCTGTTACACTGAATGTAGCAAAGAAAACTATTATTGCTGTTGCTATTACGTCCATATCTACTCCTATGTTATATCGACTACTTCACACACGTCACCAGTACAAGCAAAAGTTTGACTGGACTTAGTGTTATCTTCTTTCTCATACTCTGACAGCTTGTTCCAGTCAATCTTCTCTGGCATACACGACAGTAGGTATTCATAGTCATGCTTACCACAGTCTTGATATGGTGCTTGCTGATAGGTATGATCTGAGTGTGGTAAAAATGACACACCTGACATTTCATCAAAGTGTTTATAAACGAATGCCCCCACATCTAGCCACTCGTCATCTCGTACTGATATTGTTACGCTAGGTTTATGTTCACACCAATGGCGTTGGTATGTAAGCCATGTCTCTAGCTGCTCAATAGCAGTCATGTCGTTACGTGTCACAGCATTCTCTGGTGATTTGACAGGGAAGCTGAACACAGTTGTAGTATCTGGTTTGAATACACATGGTTCGTTAGGAACCTTCTGATCAATCATGAACTGTGTAAGGGGATCTTTATTATCACCTCGTACAGTACGGATGTAATATGGAGAGTGACGAGCATGTATACCACTGGCACTGTCCACCAACTGCGAGACAGTACCCGAAGGTTTGACGCAGGTAATAGCAGCAGACTGAGGTATACCAAGCAGGTCAGCATATTCATGATTAGTAGCCAGTGCGACATTTCGTAAGTCATCTAGTGTCTTCTCCAATTTAGAATTAACTGCAGTCATCAATGGGTTGTCCATGATACCTGTCAGTGATACACCTAAGAGTCTTTCTTCTTCTGTGTTTTTCTGCCAGACTTTACGTAGGTATGGAAATCTGGTGTAGGAAGATTGAATAGTGCCAAGGATCGTTGCCACTTTAACTTTACGCTTGAGATCATCATACGTATCCGTTGCCCTAACGACAACCTCTGTAAGATTGCAGAACTGATACGGTCTAAGTATGATCTCGCTGCAAGGATTAGTTCCAAACTCATAGTTCGGATCTCGTCTGCCATACTTCTCAGCTTGTTTCTTAGATGCTTCACGATTAAATATCCCTCTTTCACCAGACTTACTCTCGACTAGAGCAGTCCATTCTCGCATGAATGTTTCGATGTCAGGCTTCTCCGAATAGGATACACTGTTGTTTGCTAATGCTCTATGCGGTGCTGTTTCCCACCACTGCCCTGACTTAGCATGACGCATACGGTCATCACTAAGGTTAGACAGAGAGATCATAGCACTACGTCTGACACCACCTACTACAACTATCTGACCTATGAAACACATTAAGTCGTGGCATTCCATAGAAGATAGCTTACGTCCTTGTGCCAACTTGAATGTTGTAACTGTGAAGTTAAACAACTCAACAAGAGGTGCAGGACCACTGGCTCTACCCCCAAAGGTTTTTAGTCTAGCACCTGCAGGACGTACACGTGACACATCCCACTTCGGTATCTCACCTGCCCACAACAATGCTAGTAGTTGTCTGTATGCTTTAGCCCAACCTTCCTTGCTGTCCTTGACAACAATCAAAGTCTCACTGTCAAACAACTCAGGTACTTCAGGTAGCTTCTGTATGAACTGACGCTCTACTGAGAAGCCTACACCTGTACCACACAACAAGATAAACATAGCTTCATCGAATGACTTAGGGTCATCCACTGGTAGGTAGCTACAGTTGTACCCTGCTGTGTTATCTCTTTCCAACGCAGCACCACTAGTCATCATAGCTCTCATGCTTGGCATTACTTCTAGTGCAAGTATAGACTGCTCTATCTGATTGACATACGAATCATTGCCTAGCACTGGACGTACTACATTATCTACGTAGCGTCCTACTGTCTCAGCCCATGACTCACGGCCTCTACCATCAATGTACTTTGCGTACCGTGACTGGTGTATAAAACTCTGATAATCTGTTGGTAATAAGTTACTCATCTTTTCCTCCGTAATCCCTAGTAAATACCCACACTGCTCCTGCTATTACAAGGAACAGTATAATCATAGCCATGTATATGTCTGTCATCTGTTATCCCCACTTCCTTGTATAGTTCCTCTCTCCTGTCTACTCTTCAGCTTAGACAAGTTCTTCAACGCTACCTCTGCCATGTCTATCTCTAGGTCACGACACAGCGCAGCAATATACCACAACACATCACCAATCTCTGCAGCTATAGCATCCTTGTTGAACGTACCATCACGCAACATCTTCTTGATCTTACCTTGTACTTCACCTGCTTCATTACCCAAGCCCAACGCAGGGTAGATGATAGGATCAGTATAGATAGCAGTCTTAACTGCCTCTTGTTGGTAGTACCCCATGTCCATGATAGGTGATTGCATATCTGCAAAGTGGTCTATGTCTTCTTGTGTTATCATTATCTCTCCTTCACAACCAGATTATTTATTCTTACATCATCTATGTCATGCATAACATTACTCACTAAGTCATGCACGTCTTCAGTATGTCCTTCTTCATGGGCAGATAAGAAGTTGTTCTCCTCGTCTACCTCCATCACATACGTGACACTAAACTTACGTATCATTTGTGCTTCTCTTTGTATACCTCAATAAGTTTCTTCAAATACCATTCTGCCTTTTGCAAATCTTGTAGACCACCCTTGTAGTTATATCTCCATATATACTTTATCACGTTGCCTTGTAGATATCCCTCTTTGTTTTGATTAGTAGCAGCCATGATAGCATCAATACATTCTACGCCACCTACATTATAGTGGAATGGTTTGTTCACCAAGTCTTCTTTAAACATTTCATCATCTTCATCTGGAAAGTCCTTGAAGATATCTTCTATGCTAAACTCTTCTTCTTCTTTGCTCATGCTTCACCCATTGTCTTTGTCCACTTGGTTAGTTTGATTACGTTACCTTCTTTGGTATACTCCATCTCTTTATCAACTTCAAGTTCTGATTCAGCATACTGTTTAGGAAACATTTCTTTTAGTATCCTATGTCTTGCTTCGTCAAAGTAATCATGAAGTTCAGGATATTCTTCTAGTACCTCAGATGCTGCTGCCATAGTAAGCGCATAGTCCATAGCATTACGCATAGCTAGAGGATGCTGTGACTCACCAAAGACTAAGCCTGTCTTATATCTCCGTCTTTTAATTCGTAACCCATCAGGTTCTCCTTTTAACTATGACACGCTGATCTTTCATCCGCTTGCCTTTTTCTAATAGCCACCCTTCAGGTATGACACGATGCGCCCACTTAAAGTTCTTTTGTTCGCACCAATCACAATACCTGGATTTGGCTCCCTTATATAATCTAGCTTTAGCATTACTGAATACAAACCTGATGTCTAGCTTTGGGTGCTGTCTTTGTATCTCTATGTGCTTGCGTCTATCAGCAGCGCTAAATATTCCTTTAGTCTCTATTATTATTCCGTTGTCTAATTCAAAGTCAGGTGTGTATGTACGATAGCGTAAGTCTTCCCACTCTATCTTTATCTTCTCATACTCAACTGTCTTCTGTCTAGTCTTCAGAAACGCAGCAGCCTCTTGTTCAAGACCGCTACGATATAACCTTTTGTTATGTCTACGTGGCAAGGCCATCACCTATAAGAACGTAGTCAACTTGCGGTGGGTTAGCAGACTTAGATACCCTTGAAGGTAGTGTCTGTAATGTATCCCAACACTTGTGCTTGAAGCTACAAAACTTACATGCATTAGGCAGTACCATGTTACCAGATTGTTTCTTGTAGTATGTCTCAGCTACAGGTTGGAAGCATCTTTCGAATGGCTCATCTTTCTCTATGTAATTTACCGTTTCTTGGATGTCCTGAATTACCTTCTCAGAGTCAACCTCCGAAGCACTGACATACTTAAACTCACCGTTACCTTTGTTGACCACCCACCAGCCACCAACTTCTTTTCCTGCGGCCTTAGAATAACCTACTAATTGTGGTATGTAACCGAAGCCATCACCCTTCTGTAAAGATTCGAATGAGTCAAACTTATTTTGGTATGACCAAGGTGATGCAGACTTAACATCATCTATCTTGCCATCCATTTCCATGTCGTACTCACCCTGTATCTCCTGTCCATCTGGTAGCTTGAGTGTGACAGTATCATTGTCTTTGAACTCAGCACCTGCTGCACGTAGTAATCCTTTGAACACAGCTTCAACTAGATCACCTAGTATCATGTTCATCAGGAAGTGTGGAGGTAAAGGTATCTTATCTTCAGGGTCATTCTTCTCGAACCATAACTGGCACTTGGGTTTGCCTATGTTAGACATACGTAATCTAAACTCGTCACGTGGTGGAGAGTTAAACTGTTTGTCCAACGCAGCCTTAACATCGGAGGCAACCTGATTGGCTACCTCCTCTGTCATTGTAGCTTCACCGTTCATAGCCTTTTGCAAATAGCTAAAGACTTGTAGTTCAGCAGGGTGATTCATTACTCATCCACCTCTACGAAGTCATTGTTGAGAATACCTTCGACAATATCTGAGTCACCATCTGTACCACCCTTGGCACGTTCATGATGTAAGTCCAGTATCTTACCGTTGCTATACTCAATAAGTTCTAAGAAGTCTTTGAGTGTATCGTTGTCCATGCTGTTAAGTTCTACAGCATCACCAAGTGTGGCATGTATCTTACCAAACTTAGCACCAGTAGGTATACTATCTTCTATACCTTCCAGCTTAATGGTAGACATGATAGGAAGAGTGTTCTTCTTCTTGAGGTGACCCATCACACCGTTGATACTCTTCAGACT